TCAGATTTTATCTGCATGATGCAGTAATACAAATTTATCCCACAGTTGTTCTTCTGTTTCCTGTCGGTCTGGATCGGTAATAATAGTATTATTTATCGGACAGACTGATTGACAAGTTGGCGTATCATAATGACCGATGCATTCAGTACAACGGTCGGCATCAATCTCATAAATTGCATCTCCCATCGATATCGCCTGATTGGGACATTCGGGTTCACACATATCACAATTGATACAGCTCTTTTTGATTAATAATGACATTTTAATAACTTAGTTTATTTTTCATTTTATACCAGTGTGTTATCGTCAGTTTTAATTTCTTACTCTTACACACCTATTGTATTTTTATACGGCATAAACTACATTGAAAAACTAAATATGGCAATAAAAAACCATAATATATGAAATTTTTTCTATCTTAGAAAACGCTTATATGTGAACTTTATTATTCAGTTAGCTATATAGGAAATATGTCAAGGACGTGTAAAATTTCCAATATTATGTAGTTAATAGGTCTTGAGAGAAAATAGCTTGAATAGTAACGGAATATTTACAACCTATACCCAATAGATTTCAATTTGCAGCGCGGCGGCAAGTGAACGCATCCCCAGGAGCATAGATAACTATGTGACTGGGGTAAGTGAAAGCAGCCAACAAAGCAGCAACTTGAAAGATGAAGGATATATAGTATTAGAATAAATAAAATGATAAAGACCGGGTATTACTCTAATCCCGGTCTTTTTGTTAATTACGATAATAGCGCAATTGACCAATCAAATTCCGATGCTTTATCAAAATAATTCTAAAATCTGAGATAGATAACAACTATGAATGTTGAAAGTTAATTATCTGATACCCCTACTACGAATATGCGTACAGGCGGAAAGCTTGTATCGCGAGACTGCCAATGTGATATTATTACTAGGTTTTCTTTATTGATTTTTAATATTTCAGCTCCTTCGCCATAGTTACCTCCACTGATATATCCTCCCATGCTGGAAAGTATAGCATGAGGTTCATAAGAGTATGCAATTGGGTATGTGATAGTGAATTTCCCCTCGTTAGCTAAATTTGGAGCCTTTGCATATACAGATTGGAATAAGAGATATTTTCTCTTTAATCCACTAAAAAATGGAATTTTAAAGGTCATGAAATTATCCCCTTGTGTAAACAAAGGAGTACCTGCCAATAATAATTCCAATAAACCGAGATTTTTCACAAACTCATTTTTATTGGGAATATCTGCGCCATTTTGGTTTTTGGCCAATCTGCCGTTAGCATTATCATTTATATCGGAAACAAGTTTCTGAGTTGCGGCCAGTGTATTACTATTGCCAATGATATCTGTGAATTGAACAATACCTTTTTGTGTTAATGAGGCATCAGGAATTTTTGTTGTGGTTTTTTTCTCTAACGCTTTATTTAATTGTGCAGTGAGTTTGGTGATATTACCATCATCCAAAACATCACTGCCAGATTCTGTTGCAATAAAATCAGCTACAACAGATGATATTGTTGATGACTGACGTAATGCCTTATTTAATATGTGGGTGATAAAACCATCTGGTGAAAACCCAGACTGCAACTCTGGACTATTTTCATATAAATTTTGATCCACCACATTAGCACCATCTTTAATAGAAAATGCTTTAAAATCATTCTTGTGACTCATATCAATTTTCCTAATATTTAATAATGGGTTTATAGTAATATCTTAAATTATTGTAAGGATAATTTACTGTTTCTTATAGTTTAGGGATAAAAAATAATAATTAAATGCTTTTATAAATTATGGTGTTAATAGTTTTTGTATGTTTTTTTAATAAATAATTCGATACTATCTAAGTAATTAATATTTATTTTATAGAAACTGTCTTAAATAATTTTCCTATTGAAATGTTTATTATAGAAAGTAGATTTCAATAATGTTAGTGGTCAATAATATCGTATGTAAAATAGTTCGGATGATAACAGGGTATTTGCTGTTGTAGTGCTGGCAATAATACAATGACAAAATGATAAAGGCCGGGTTCTTTCTGAATCCCGGTCTTGTTTTTCTGATTATGATTATGGAGAGATTGGCCAGTCAACTTCCGGGGCTATTGAAGTATCAACCCGGTTAAGCATCACGCGGTATTTCTTCCACTCTTTAAGTAACAGTGTTTCTTCATTTGTGGCTATATCAAGTTCGACCGCATCAGCAAGCGGCGTTATTTTTTCATTTGCAAGAGATATAAATTGCGCTTTTTGGCTTTCCGCTATGGATATCAATTCCTCTTTTGTCGGTGGTGGAATATCTTCCCAACAAGGAAGACTATCTTCGCCAGAGGACAGTATTTTTCCTTCTGGCGGTATTCCTGAAAATTTATGGAATATATCATCAGTTATAAGTATAGGATCATTTGGCCATGAGTCTGCTTGAATGTAATCCTGCTGTAATGATAGCGGATAAAATGCTTTATTTAATGGACTGAATATATAGTTTTTATTGTTCATAATTTTCTACCAATTTTAATTAGATAATCATCATAGGTAAATTAATTATTTTTAATTAATATCCTATGGCTATAAAAAATGCCTCAACAGCGGGAGTCCAACCAGTAGGACTTCTATAACACCGAAACTGTTGCCGATTTTCTCTGTGTGCTGAAAATATTCCTGCTGCTCTGGGATCATGACCATTAGGATTTACTGTGATACTAAGACATTGATTTGGGAATGGTATTGGAAAGTTATTTAAATACCCGGCTGGGTAAGAACCATAGCCGTCAGCTAGTGCAATTCCCCACATTATAATTAGACCTGAAGGTAATTTTTGCCAACCATTCTGAGATACGTTTGCGGTGAAGAACGACATATCTGGAATCTGATTAATTCCAGTTCCTACCTCCCGTTTTGCGGCTTCATGTAAACCTAGGTTTTTCACAAATTCATTTTTATCAGGAATATCTGCACCGTTTTGTACTTTTTCCAATGCGAAATCAGAAATTTTAGTTGTAAATTTTTTTTCTAGCGCTCTATTTAATTGAACGTTGAGCTTAACGGGATCACCATCATCAAGAACATCATCACCGGATTGTGTTGCGATAAAATCAGCTACAACAGAGGCTATTGTTGACGATTGACGTAGTGCTTTATTTAACACATGACGGGAAATCCTATCATTTTCTGTAAACCCAGTTTTTAAACTTTGCTCTCCTTCATATATTGCTTGGCTCACTACATTAGCATTTCTATCAATAGAAAAAGCTTTAAAATCATTTTTTGGGCTCATATATATTTTCCTGAAATTCAATAGTGGATTTTATAGGTAATATATTAAATTGTTGTGAGGATAATTTCGCAACGCTCATAGTCTAGAGATAAAAAAGAATAATTAAATATCTTTATAACTTATGGGGTTAATTATTTTTCGTATATTTTAAGTAATGAATAATTCAAAGTATATAAAAGTAATTAATGTTATTCTTCTGAAAACTATACTTGATAATTTATATGTTAAAAAATCTATTCTGGAAAATAAATTTCAATGACATATGATTCACTAATATTGCATGAGCTAAAAAATTTTGTCGAAGGATAGTTTGTATAATAACAGGATATTTACGATTGTAGTATTATCAATAATAAAGACCGGGTTCTGCCTGAATCCCGGTCTTTTTATTAATTACGATAATGGCGTAATTGGCCAGTCAATTTCTGGTGCGTTTGACGTATCAACCCGATTAAGCATCACACGGTATTTTTTCCATTCTTTGAGTAATAGCATCTCTTCGTCTGTTGCTATATCAAGTTCTTCTGCATCAGAAAGTGGGGTTATTTTTTCATTTGCAAGAGATATAAATTGCGCTTTTTGGCTTTCCGCTATGGATATCAATTCCTCTTTTGTCGGTGGTGGAATATCTTCCCAACAAGGAAGACTATCTTCGCCAGAGGAGAGTATTTTTCCTTCTGGCGGCATTCCCGAGAACTTATTGAATATGTCATCAGTTACAGATATGGGATCGTTTGGCCATGAGTCTGCTTCAATGTAATCCTGCTGTAATGATAGCGGATAAAATGCTTTATTTAATGCGCTAAATATATAGTTTTTATCGTTCATATTAATGCCCTATTGCTCTATAAAATGCTGCTACAGGAATTTGTAAATTTGGAATACTGCTAAAACATTGGAATTGGGAATTATTGATCATCATTATTGAAAATGTGCCAGCATGTTGAGGTGCATTACCAACGTGAGTTAACGTGACGTTGAGACATTTATTCGGGAATGGGATTGGAAAGTTATTTAAAGCACCAGGTTCGGCATAAGCATTGCCTTTAACTGATGCTATTCCCCACATTTCAATTAAACCTGAAGGTAATTTCTGCCATCCGACCTGATTCAGGTTAGAGGTGAAAAACGACATATTAGGTACCTGATTTTCACCATTCCCTATTGTTATATTTGTTGAATCTGATAAACCAAGGTTCTTTATAAACTCAGCTTTATTAGGAATGTCTGCGCCGTTTTGGTCTTTTGCCAGAGCATTATTACTTACATCAGAAACAAGCTTCTGAGTTGCAGCGAGTGTATTACTGTCGCCTATTTGATCTGTGAGCTGAATAATTCCTTTTTCTGTTAATGAGGCATCGCGAATTTCTGTTGTGTTTTTTTGTTCTAAGGATTTCTTAAATTGGGTGGTTAGTTTGTCTATATCCCCATTATCCAGAACGTCTTCGCCAGATTGTGTTGCGATAAAATTAGCGACGACAGTGGATATGGTTGACGACTGACGTAATGCCTTATTTAATAGTTCAGCGGTAATATCTCCTGTTGGAAACCCAGTTTGCAATTTTTGTTCTTTTTCATATGCTTCTTGCTTCACTATATTTGCATTGTCACTAACAGAAAAAGCCTTAAAATCATTCTTTTGACTCATATATTTTTCTCCAATTAAGTACTGCATTTTATAAACAATATAGTGAATTTTTATAAAAATAATTTTTCCCTATTCATGCCAGCTACAGTTTAGTTAGAAAAAAGAATAATGGAATATTCTTATAGCTTATAGGGTTAACTATTTTTATATAATTGATGGTAATGAATATGTTAATGATTTGTAATCTGAAATGTTTGCATTTGATATTTGAAAATGATTTTTATTAATTCCATTTGTGGTCTGAGAAGGTTGAGTGATTGTTATTATTTAAGTCTATTTGTTCTAATTATTTGTATATCCGTCATCTTTCAAGTTGCTTCTTTGTTGGCTGCTCTCGCTCACCCTGATTACATAGTTCGCTATGCTTCCTGGGATTCAATATTGGGTTATATCTTATTGAGGAGGCTAAAATAAATGTTTTAATAAATAAAATCTCATTTATTCTCTGGGGCGTTATGTGGTATGACTGAATTGGTTTAATATTTTAATGATTGTTGATATTAAATAGCTATAAAATACCAGAATAAATAAAATGATAAAGACCGGGTATTATCCTATTCCCGGCCTTTTTGTTAATTACGATAATGGTAAAATTGGCCAATCAATTTCCGCGGCTGTTGAAGTATCAACTCGATTAAGCATCACACGGTATGTTTTCCACTCTTTAAGTAATAGTGTTTCTTCATTTGTAGCTATATCAAGTTCGACAGCATCGGCCAGCGGCGTTATTTTCTCATTTGCAAGAGATATGAATTGTGCTCTTTGGGCTTCTGCGATCGATATCAATTCCTCTTTTGTTGGAGGTGGGATATCTTCCCAACAAGGAAGACCATCTTCGCCAGAAGAAAGTATTTTTCCTTCTGGCGGTATTCCTGAAAATTTATGGAATATGTCGTTAGTTACAGATATAGGATCATTTGGCCATGAGCCTGCTTGAATATAATCCTGTTGTAATGATAGCGGGTAAAATGCTTTATTTAATGCACTGAATACATAGTTTTTATCGTTCATGATTTTTTTGCCAATTTTAATTAGATAATCATCATAGGTAAATTAATTATTTTTAATTAATATCCTATGGCTATAAAGAATGCCTGGATAGGAGAAGTCCAACTAGTAGGGCTTTTATAACACCGAAACTGTTGCTGATTTTCTCTGTGTGCTGAAAATATCCCTGCTGAGACGGGGTCATGACCATTAGGATCTAATGTGATACTAAAACATTGATTTGGGAATGGTATTGGAAAGTTATTTAAATATCCAGCCGAGTAAGAACCATTGCCGTTAGCTAGTGCAAGTCCCCACATTATAATTAGACCTGAAGGTAATTTTTGCCAACCATTCTGAGATGTATTTGCGGTGAAGAATGACATATCTGGAATTTGATTAATTCCAGCTCCTACCTCCCGTTTTGCGGCTTCATGTAAATCTAGATTTTTCACAAACGCATTTTTATCTGGGATGTCTGCGCCGTTTTGGTTTTTGGCGAGTTTGTTGTTTGCGTTGTCATTCACGTCAGAAACAAGCTTCTGAGTTGCAGCAAATGTATTACTATTACCAGCCACCTCTGTAAGTTGAACAACACCTTTTTGTGTTAATGAAGCAGTTGGAATTTCTGTTGTGATCTTTTGTTCTAAGGCTCTATTTAATTGAGTAGTGAGTTTAACTATATCTCCATCGTCCAAAACATCATTGCCGGAATATGTCGCGATAAAATTAGATACAACAGATGCTATTGTAGACGACTGACGTAATACCTTATTAAGCAAGTGAACAGTAATATTATCTGGTGGAAACCCAGTTTTCAAACTGTTCTCTTCTTCATATTTTTCTTGACTGACTACATTAGCATTATTGCTAATAGAAAACGCTTTAAAATCATTCTTGGGGTTCATGTAAATGCCTTAAGTAATATCATTATGTAATTAATACATTGGGTTATTATTTGGATGGTTTGTCGTGATTAACGCTTATCATAGTCTAGCTCAGGATAAAAATAGCGGGCTGTTATTATTCCTAATAAGATTAACTATTTTTATATTTTGGGGGTAAATAAGTATTCAATGTTTTCTAATCGAGAGTATATCAAGGCTATTTATATTTAACCTCTGATAACTTTTTAACTGTAGAAGAGGATTTGGCATTCTGTAATCCCTTATTAAAATAATTTGTCATTGATTTTGGTAAATAAGATGGCGAGAAATGGGTAATAAATATTGAAAGGTCACGAATATCTGAATAAACAAAATAATAAAGACCGGGCATTATCCTATTCCCGGCCTTTTTGTTAATTACGATAATGGAGGAATTGGCCAATCAATTTCAGAGGCCGTTGAAGTATCAACGCGATTAAGCATCACACGGTATGTTTTCCACTCTTTAAGTAATAGTGTTTCTTCATTTGTAGCTATATCAAGTTCTACAGCATCTGCAAGCGGCGTTATTTTCTCATTTGCAAGAGATATGAATTGTGTTCTTTGGATTTCAGCTATAGTTATTAACTCCTCTTTTGTTGGAGGTGGGATATCTTCCCAACAAGGAAGACCATCTTCGCCAGAAGAAAGTATTTTTCCTTCTGGCGGTACTCCTGAAAATTGATGGAATATGTCATCAGTTACAGATATAGGATCATTTGGCCATGAGCCTGCTTGAATATAATCTTGTTGTAATGATAGTGGATAAAATGCTTTATCTAACGCACTGAATACATAGTTTTTATCGTTCATAATTTTTTGCCAATTTCAGTTAAATAATTATCATAGTAAATTAATTTTTTTTAATTAATATCCTATTGCCCTAAAATAGGTATAAACATTAGGCGTATGAGGGGTAGAACTTCTGTAACATTTGAACTGACTCTGACTTACTACAGATGCCCCGAATATTCCTGCTGCTCCGGGGTCCCAATCATTGTGAGTTAATGTGATGCTAAAACATTTATTTGGGAATGGTATTGGAAAGTTATTAACATATCCGCCATTAGGATTTCCACCGAGAGAAACTAATGCTATTCCCCACATTTCAATTAAACCTGAAGGTAATTTTTGCCAACCATTCTGAACCAAGTTTGCGCCGAAAGACGACATATCTGGGATTTGATTAACTCCAGTTCCCACTTCCCGTTTTGCGGCTTCATTTAGTCCCAGGTTTTTCACAAATACATTTTTATTGGGGATATCTGCGCCGTTTTGCGTTTTTTCTAGTCTTTTATTAGCATTATCATTTATATCGGAGGCAAGCTTCTGAGTTACAGCCAGCGTATTACTATTGCCAACCACATTTGTAAGCTGAACAATACCTTTCTGTGTTAATGAGGCATCGGGAATTTTTGTGGTAATTTTTTTCTCTAATGCTTTATTTAATTGTGTAGTAAGTTTGGCTGTATTACCATCATCCAAGACATCACTGCCAGATTCTGTCGCAATAAAATCAGCTACAACAGAAGCTATTGTGGACGACTGGCGTAATGCTTTATTTAATATATGAGTGGTAATATTTTCTGGGGGAAACCCAGTTTGTAAATTCTGACTTTCTTCGTATCTTTCTTGGCTCACTACATTAGCGTTATTACCAATAGAAAACGCCTTAAAATCATTCTTTGGATTCATATATACTTTCCTTAAATAAAATAATATTCTTCTGTAATTAACATGTTGAGTTATAGTATAGGTAATTTATCGAGATTAATTTCAATTATAGTCTACCCCAAAAAGAGGATAGTAAGATTACATTATAAATCAAATGATTAATTATTTGTGTATAATTGCTGGCAATAAATCGCTTAACATCTTGTAATCTAAAATATATTCGAAATGTTTATATTTTACATTTGGAAGTTATTTTATCTTATTTGGATTGTTATATTTGTTTTGTGTTTGTTCGATAAATATCTTTATCAAATAGGGGGATAAATTATCTCCTAAAAAATAAATGGGAAAAGGGCTGCCATGCAGCCCATAATTCTAGTCAGCAATATAAATTTCTATGATATCAGGGCAATCTTCTTTGTTTACTATAGATAATCTCAATCCGCCATCTGACGAATGCACAACAAGCCACCCTTTTGATCCATATCCAGTACCAACCAAAATATTATCGATAGGAGGCATTTGTAAAGGTAAAAATATACCAGGGTTACCAGTACGTAAATATATACATCTTCCTCTTATGTCCTGACTTAGTAATATGCTACTTCCGCTATCTCTGCTAGTTCCTATTTTCTGCCATCTCTGATTAGAGCCTTTCTTTTGATATCGTTCGTCAACTTCCGCACGTGAATACGCCCCCACATCTCCGGCTACCAGATTGATGTCTTCAGTTAACGCTTTGCCGTTAATTCTCCTGCTATTAGGAACCGCATTTCTCGCCAATGCTACGGTTTCTGATAAACCAAGTTCATTTACAGTAGGTTTGTTTTTGGTTGTATAAATGCTAGTCCAATCTTCTTCAAATCCATAATTATCACGAGCCGAGCGATAAGCAATACCGCCGTTTTTGTAATGCACTTTCAACTGAAAAGCCGGACAATTTCCAACGCCATTATAGAAGTGCACAACATGATCACTAAATTTCGGATGCAGTAGGTCATATGATCCTGAATCTACATTCCACGGGACCTGGTTATCAACAGAATATTTTCCTGTTAATCCGAGCCTAAATGCTCCCACATCGCCAGCCCCTAAATTGATATCTCCAGTCAGCGATTTACCATTAATTGTCCTACTATTCGGCACAGCATTTTTCGCCAAATTGACGGTTTCCAATAAGTCGAGATTTTTCACAAACTCATTTTTATTGGGAATATCCGCCCCATTTTGGTTTTTGGCTAATCTATTGTTAGCATTATCATTGACATCAGAAACAAGTTTTTGAGTTGCAGCGAGTGAATTACTATTACCAACCACATCTGTAAGCTGAACAATACCTTTCTGTGTTAATGAAGCATCGGGAATTTTTGGTACTATTTTCTGTTCCAGCGCCTTATTTAATTGAGCGGTGAGTTTCTCTATATTGCCGTCATCCAGAACATCATTACCAGATTGTGTCGCGATAAAATTAGCGACGACAGAGGATATTGTGGATGATTGACGTAATGCCTTATTTAATATATTAGTGGTAATACCATCGGGTGCAAACCCAGTCTTCAAATTCTGACTGTCTTCATATTTTTCTTGGTTCACTACATTAGCATTATTACTAATAGAAAAAGCCTTAAAGTCATTTTTAGGACTCATATTATACTCCTTAAATTAAGTGATGAACTTTATAAATAACATATTGAATTATTGTAAAAGTAATTCCTTATTTAATGCGTTGAGTACATGGTTTCTTGCTAATCTTAATTAAATAATTATAATAATTTAATTCTTATAAATTAATATCCTATCGCTCTAAAATATGCGCCAACAGGCGTAACATGATTAGTAAGACTTCTATAGCATCGGAATTGAGTCCGATCTACTACATGTACTGAACATATTCCGGAGTCTTGGGGGTTATAACCACCGTTAGCTAACACAATATTTAAACATGCGTTTGGAAAGGGTATTGGAAAATTATTTAAATATCCGGCCTCCATAGAACCATAGCCGTTAACTAGTACAAACCCCCACATTTCAATTAAACCCGAAGGTAACTTTTGCCAGCCGCTATAATTCAGATTTGCATTGAAAAACGACATATCTGGAACCTGATTAACTCCAACGCCTATTCCTCTTTTTGCAGCTTCATTTAAACCTAAGTTTTTCACAAATGTATTTTTATCAGGAATATCTGCGCCGTTTTGTGCTTTTTCCAATGCGGAATTGGAAATTTTAGTTATAATTTTTTGTTCTAATGCTCTATTTAACTGGGCGATTAGTTTAACAATATCCCCATCATCCAGAACATCATCGCCAGATTGTGTCGCGATAAAATCAGCCACGGCAGAGGTTATTGTTGACGATTGACGTAATGCTTTATTTAGCACGTGAGTAGTAATATCTTCTGGTGGAAATCCAGTTTGTAAATTCTGGCTTTTTTCATATTCTTTTTGACTCACCACGTTGGCATTGTTATTAATAGAAAAAGCTTTAAAATCATTCTTGGGACTCATATACACTTTCCTTTAATAAAATAATGTTCTGTTATAATTAACATGTTAAGTTATAGTATAGGTAATTTATCGAGATTGATTCTAATTATAGTCTACTCCAAAAAGATGATAGTAAGATTATATTATAACTTAAACGATTGATTATTTATGTATGACTGATGACAATAAATCGTTTAACATATTGTTATCGAAAGTATATTCAAGATGTTTATATTTCACGTCTGGAAATTATTTTATCTTATTTCTTTTGGGGGATTTTTAATGGTTTTAATAAGTTTTATTAAAATATATGGTGTAAAATTAGCAATCACGAAAATACTATTGTTTTGTTTGTTGATTAGATTGTTATATTTGTTTTATGTCATGTTCAGTAAATATAGAGGATATATCAAGCATTAACTTAGTGGTAATATAATCGGGTGTAAACTTGGTCTTCAAATTCTGACTTTCTTCATATTTTTCTTGGCTCATATTATACTTCTCAAGTTAAGTGATAAACTTTATAAATAACATATGGAATTATTGTGAAAATAATTCCATATCTAATATACTGAATACATGGGGTTTATTGTTTATAATTTTCCGCTAATTTTAATGAAGTAATTGTAGTGGTTTGATTTTATTAAATTAATATCCTACTGCTCTAAAATATGTCAGAACATAAGGTAGGTTGTCATTTATGCTTCTATAACATTTGAACTGCTGTTGATTTTCTACGATTACTGAAAATACGCCTGCTGACTGAGGGCCATAACCAAAATGAGTTAATGTGACATTAAGACATTTATTTGGAAACGGTATTGGAAAATTATTCAAATATCCACCATAAGAAGCATTACCCATTCCCCACATTTCAATTAAACCTGACGGTAATTTTTGCCAGCCATTCTGAGTTAAATTTGCAGTGAAAGACGACATATTTGGAATCTGATTAATTCTATCATTTATATCGGAGACAAGTTTCTGAGTTGCAGCCAATGTATTACTATTGCCAACCACATTTGTAAGTTGAACAACACCTTTCTGTACTAATGAGGCATCGGGAATTTGTGTTGTAATTTTTTGTTCTAACGCTTTATTTAATTGGATAGTGAGTTTAGCGGTATCGCCATCATCGAGAATATCACTGCCAGATTGTGTCGCGATGAAATTAGCCACAATAGACGCTATTGTTGACGATTGACGTAGTACTTTATTTAATAAATGAGTGGGAACATTATCTGGGGGAAATCCAGAATACAAACTCAGGCTTTCTTCGTATCTTTCTTGGCTCACTACATTAGCATTACTACTAGTAGAAAAAGCTTTAAAATCATTCTTGGGGCTCATATATTTTCCTCGAGTTAAATGATGTATTTGATGATTAATACATTGAGTTGTTGTAGAAATAGTTTCCTACCATTTATAGTCTAGTTCGTAAAAAGAATAATGAAATGATTTTATAACTCAGAATTCTGACTATTTATGTGTATTATATGTGATTGGTAGTAATAAATATTCAATATTTTTTGATCGAAAATATATCGAAACTATTAATGTCTTATTTCTAAATAAGAATTCAGTAATTTCAGTTTCCGCGTGTTGGTAGTTACTGAGATTGATAACTACAACTTTGTAGAAGTAAACCGGGCTAGGCACTTCTCGGAAAAATTGAGTTTCGCTGGGTTGGATATCAATAAAAGCATACTGATTATAATCCCCAAAGGGAGCGAATCCCCGGGGGCATAGATAACTCTGTGACCGGGGTGAGTGAGCGCAGCCAACAAAGAGGCAACTTGAAAGATAGCGGGTATAATTCAT